GCGAGGTTTTTCGATGAACAACGAGCAGCGTTGCGGAACATGCGCTTGGTGGAAGCGCACCGGACCAGAATGCGGAGTGTGCGAGGCGCTTATCGGGCGTGCGGATGTTCCGGAATGGGCGTGGAGGGCGGCAAACTCATTAAAACATAAAGATGCCAACTGCAACTGCTGGAAAAAGTGGGATGAACCAATGGACCCAATGGAAGAGGCGTTGAGCCTTCTTAAAACCGCGGCGTCGATTGCTCAAAGCATCGTGGACAAGGAAAACCCACCAGACATGGTGGACTCGGTTACGTGGCGCATCGCCGACGCACTGATGATTTTGCGGGAATATGCCGAAGCTAGGTGGCCTGGAAGCCGAACCCCGGGAGTGAACTTCCCGACAGGTCGGGGGGCTATTCTGTCTGATCATCCCAAGGTGAAACCAACTAATTCAGGCGGGAACCTATGAGCGATTCTGGTTATTACCCAGAGATAGGTCTGTCCCCTTTCAAGATAGACAAGACAGGTCCGCTATACAGGAAATCGGAAGTGACGGCCGCCTGCCTCAAGATGGTAAACACCGACTACCCGTTTTTCAATAAGAAGGCAAAAGCCATGACAACAGATGTAGAAAAAGCGATTGAGAAAACAACTCGGGTGACGAGCGAGTTTTCTCTTGCGCTTGACAGGCTATACAACACCGAAAAGCAATTTGCGGAAGAGTCGAAACGCATATCCGGGTCTGTTCGGGCGGCTGGAGAAAAGTTGGCGCAGGGGTTGGCGAAAGTTGAGAAGGCGGCGAATTTCGACAGGCTGGAGCGCTACGTCGTGCTGCTTGAGCGCGCCGCCGCCGCCATGACGACGCTTGCCGAACTTGAGCAGAGCGGGAAGCTAGAAAAGATCGCTGGCGCCATTCGCTAAACAGCACGGCAGCAGGAGGAACGATGGGCGAAGCAAAACGCAGGGGCACGTTTGAGGAACGCAAGGAGGCTGCGGAGAAGCGGCCTCGGCGGAATACGGCGTCCGACCCCAAGCCTGTGCGAAAGATGTCCGACCAGCAGCGAACAGCCCTGCTATTGGCGGCAGTGCTTGGGCTTACAGCAAGACGATGAACTCAGAACTGAAGCTATGTAGAACTGATCAGTTGAACTCGATGATCTGGTAGCCAACATACATAGAGTTTGTCGTCCCGCCGCGGGTGGCGGTTACCGTGGTGGTGTTGGTCAGTTCCACGCGGAACGCGGAATCCTCGGTGAGGTAGATCGTCGCGGACCCGGGCGTTGCGCTCCCGAGCGGGATGAGTAGGGTCTTGGCCAGGTCAACGGCCGGGGACAGGGTTGCGGTGCCGGATGAGTTGCCGGAGTTGATGGTGATAGTCCCGCGCCGGATGCTCTTGATGCTGGCCATGCGGCTGGAAATGAGTGCGTCCAGGAAATCGACCTTGGTGGCTCGCCCCGAGGTGTAGTTCGCGGTCGATACCGCCGTGTCGGCCGCCGCCCGTGAGGAAATGGCGGTGTCCAGCTTCGCCGCCCAGACCGACCCGAGACGGGCCTCCAGGGTATCGAGCTTGCCCGCCCACGTGGCCCCAAGGCGCGTCTCAAGCGTGTCCAGCTTCGCCGCCCAGAGCGCCGTAAGCCGGGCCTCCAGGGTATCGAGCTTGGCCATGCGCGTGGCGTCAATCTGGTCCAGGTTGCCAGCGCGAACCGTGGTGAGGCGCGTCAGTAGGTCGCGCACCGCGGAGTAGGTTACGGCAAAGAGGTTCATGCCAGGGCTCGCGAGGCCCCTGTCAGGAGGCCGTTGGTGTAGGTGTAGGTGGTCACGTAGGACATGGCGCCGATGGTGACGGTTTCGGTCTGGACCTGCCCGTCCACGTTGTAGGCGTAGGCCGTGACCCGCGGTTGCCCGCCGCCCAGGGTCTCGGTGATCATCGTCACCTGCCCCGATCCGTTGTAGGTCAGGGTGGCGGCGGCTTCGGGCTCAATCCAGGCTAGTTGCGCATCCACGGCCTTCGCGGCATCCACCAAGGCTTGCATCTTGCCGAGCACGGGATCGTCCGACGCGAGCAATTGACTGGCCCAGTTGAACATATCGTCGATGCCGGACAGTGCCGAGCGCAGCCGAAGCACGTCCTCGTTGAGGGCGTTGGTCGGGTAGGGCAGAGGGAAATTGAAGTGCGTGGTGCGGTTGTCGATCATGTAATGGCAACCCGCAGGTTTTTGACGCGGGGCAGCGCCGCGAGCGACCCGCCGAGCACGAGCTTGACGCGAGTCTCAAGCTGCGCGAAGCCGGTAACCTCGCGCTTGACCTCCTGCCAGCCGTCACCCAATTCGGTGCCACTGATAACAGGAAGGGCGATCCAGGTATCGGTACCGTTCTCGACGTAGGCCGCGATAGTAGCCGCCCCGGGGAGCAGAACATCGTAATAGGCGGTGATCTTGACGGTGCCGGCGCCCTTGTTGGTCTGCATGGCGCGGGTGATGTATTCGCTCGACGCCTGGCGGGTGCCGACAACCAGATGCACGTCGCGGAACAACGTGGGCGAATCGGTGTAGGTCCCCGTCAGTACGGCCTCCCAAGTCACCACGCCACTGTAGCGTTCCGACAGGGTGAAGGGCTGCGACTCCATGACGGAATAGACGTTGCCATCAACCGTGATGTTGAACATTACGTCGCAATCTTCGGTCGGGCGATCCACGGCCGCCAGGACCACAAGATGGTCGGCGTTCACCACGGTCACGGGGTCAAGTGTTACGGTCTTGCTGGCCGCCCCCTGATAGGTGACGTTGGTATCCACGTCATAATCGCAGGCCAGCAGGCGGAATGTCAGGTCGCTGGTCTGGTGGGCCGTCCATGTGCTGTTGTTGCTCGACGACAGCAGCACGCCGATCTGGTAGGGTTGGCTGGTCACCCAGCGCTGCGCCGTTTGGTCGAACTCCCCAAGCGTGGCGACCCCGACGGCCGACACGGCGTCGTTGCAGGCAATGACGATTGCGTATTCGGTATCGGGCTCCAGTATCGTCGGCGGGAAGCGGAACCGGGTCCAAGCCCCGACGGTGATCGCGCTGGGCGCCAGGATGGATTCGGAGACAACATCCAGGGTCGGAATACCGAGTGACACGTCGCGGATCTGCACCAGGACGTTACTGGTCCCTTTGGCGGTGAACCATAGGTCAAGGGCCGCAACCTGTTTGCGCTCGGTCAGAATAAAGGTCTGGGCCAGTGGGTCGCAGCGATGCGTGATCAGGCGCCGGTTGATCTTGGTGTTGACGATTCTCAGGTCTTCGACCTTGAGGGTGCCGCGCCCGACGAAGGTCGCCGCCGCGTGCGTCGCCGCGCCGTTGATCTCGACCAGCTTGGTGCCGTTCGGAACGTCGGCCGGGATCGTGAACTGGCCAGTGAACTGGCCGCTACCATCAGCATAAAGTGGCATGTTTAGACCTCCGCGAAGGCGACATTGCGACCATCGAAGGTCACCGATTTGATCTCTTCATTCGGCCCGAACCCGGATAGCTCGAAACGAACCGGGATCTGGCGAAGGTACTGAAGATCCACGTAGCGCGTGCCCACCTTCTCGACCTCGGTGCGGGTCAGGCTGTTGGCCTGAACCACGAGCGGCCGCCAATTGAACAGGCGCCCCGCGACAAAGGTCACGAGCGCCGCCAGTCTCGGGAAGAGGAAGTTTCCAACACTGCGGTCGGTCGATACTGTCTCATCGAACTGCCGCGTGATCGGGGACAGCCAATTGGTGTCGAACTCGGTCCAAAAGTCCACGGATGGGGACAAAATCGCCACCCCTGGCAGGGGCGAGTAAGCGTCGTATGGGTTGATCTTCTTGTAGGAGGTGCGCAGGGTTTGACTGATCACCAATTCTGCCGGACCTACCGTCTCGTCCAGTTCCACCAAGACCCGGGCATCCAGGGTAAAGACCTCATCCAGGGCTTGACTGTGGACTACCGAAGTAACCCCGAGGGTTAGTTCACCTTCAAAGATGGCCGCGGTCTGGACCAACCCCTGGTCGCGCAAGTCGTCGTCCAAGAAGGGATCGGTGAAGACGCCTTTCTTGGCGGTGGAGTCCTTTTGGGTCAGGTTCAGGGCCAAGCGCTCTTCGGCCACCAGGGCGAACAGGGTGTCAATGCGCGTGTTGACGTTGTTCAGCTCGTCCATTGGGATCATGCGGACCCCGTTGTTGAGGACTTGCGTCGCGGCCCCCCAGCGCTGATCAATGACCGCCACGCTCAGGAGCCCAGGCGGGGCGTTCGGGACGCGGGGCCGGTACCGGGCAGACACACCCTTGACGGTCACGATGTCGCCGTCACGGTTCAGGCAGATCAGGTCGAAGCGCGGCAGTGCCCAGTCGTAGGTCACTTGGATCAAGGTGCCCGCCACGGCCCCGGTCACACTGAAACCCGTCTCGTCGGGACTGATGGGCGAGACGATGGCAATGTATTGGTAGGTCACATCGTAGGTGGACCCGGGGGCCGGTTCGGCGCCGGCCAGCGACCAGTCGCACTTGTCCGCCGTCAGTTGGTAATCGACGCCTTGCGTGTAGGTTGTGCCGCCCTGCACCGCCGAAAGGATCTGCACCACCGGCGAATGTGGCAACAGGTCCAATGCCCCATTGGCCGCGCCGTGCATCACACTGACGGTTTCGACCTTGGTGATGGCGATGCTGGCAATCGAGTGGATTGGGGAGAAGCTGGTGTTGACGCGCTCGGTCCCGCCTGCCGCGACGTGCGGCTCCAGACTCACGGTCAGGGTGTCCGGCACGGCGTCATACTCATGGCGCCGCGCGTGCTGGCGGATGATTTCCTCGCCGCCGACGCGGGCCACGCCGTCGGCCATGGAGAAAACCTGATGCCCATTGGCATCGGCCAGGCGGGAGACGTTCATGCCGGTGCTGATGTAGTAGCCACCGGCCGATTGGCGGTCGTAGCGGGCGATAGCCGCCGCAGTGGCATCGACCTGGGGCGGCGGGGCCTTACTCAGCAGCAGGCCGTCCTCGATCTGGTAGACAGGGAAAAAGTCTCCCGTCTGAAGGTCGCCGGCATAGCCCCAGGTCGGATCGACCTTGAACCGGGCGGCGCCGGGCTCCTGGTAGTTGCGCACCGAAATTGCCGGGTCCCGCATCCCGGGGTCCATCAGTTCGGTGACGACGCTGTCGTTTAGGTAGACCCCGACGTTGACCAACCCCGTGACGGGGACCGTCAAGGTCCCAGGCGGGACCCCACGCACGGCCCCGCGTAGATAGATGGCCCCGGCGGCGCAGGTGCAATCCCCGGTAACGGCATCGACAACGATGTCAGCCCCGGATAGTACGTCACCCTCCTTGAGGAGGGCGTCGGTGACTTGCTGCAATCGGTACAGGGACGCCGATTGCAGTTCGTTCAGCTCCGCTGATTGAAGGACGTTGCCCGCCCGAAACAGGTGGCGCTCGTAATTCTGCGCCGGGTCGAAGCGGTCATAGTATTGGTTCAGTACGATTGGCATGGTGTCTCGTCAGATCGTCAGCACAAATTCAAATTGCTGCCGCACCAGGGGCGAGCGCACCAGGGCGGGGAAGTGTTCAAGGGCCAGGAGGGTGCCGGGATCGACAACCTCCGCCGGCACGAAATACCGCTGCCCGGGCGGGAGCCCGGTTTCAATTTCTGGGTCCTGAAACACGCCGGCCTCGCGGATGGTCAGGGCGGCGCCGTCGGCGAAACCGAAGTCGAAACGCAGGTACAGGTGATTGGTGGGCGTTACCGACTCGGAAAACTTGCCGGTGGGCACCTCGATGATGCCAAGCTCGTCGGGGACGGCGTACCCGGAATAGGTCACTGGCACGCGCCCGGCCTCGTCGGTCAGGCCCTCAGCCGCCAGGGACTCGGTAATCGGGGCAGAATCCCAAGCGGGATCGCCAATGCCCCAGGCCAGGTACAGTTCCCGGTCCTTGAGCGCCATGGCCATTGCCACGCGCCCCGAAGTCGTCAAAACAGCCATGGTTCACCCTCATTTGCTAGGCCGCAGTCTAAGGTCACGACATTGGTCATTCGGTGTAGCCTGTCTGCTTGAATCCGAAGATCGGCGGCGGGTCATAATCGGACAGTGCCATGACAGACAGTTGCCCGAAGACGTTGAAAAATAGCTGCTCGGCATGGGCGTCGCGCCGCCCGGCGTCCACCTCGGTATCGTCCGCCATACCCTCAACCGAGTGTCCGGTCCAAGCAAACTGCCATACGTCAGTGTCATATTGCAGGCGGTCAACCGTGCTCAGGCCGGACCCACTGACGCGGAAGATGCCATGATAGTGGCTCGCATAAATGTCATGCGGCGGGTAAATTTCGTGCGAGGACACAACGGCACTAGACCAGGCAACCTCACTCCAGGTGCCGTACCAGCCGAGGCCGGAGTCGCCGAAGTCCTCGTAGGGGCCGCGCAACCCGCGGTCACCCAGCCCCAGCACGTCAACGCGAGCGAACTCGAAGGGCGGCGGCGGGATGTAGTTGGACAAGGACAGGTCAACCGACAAGCGGCCGTAGGCATTCCAGAACAGGTTTTCGCCGCGGGCGTCGATGCGCGCCATGTTCGGGATGAACTGGTCCATCATCCCGTCTACCAGGAACACGGGCGGGTGGGTCGCGGGCGGGAGCATGAGGGTCCCGGCCGGGCGATCCGCATTGGCTTCCGGAAGCACGCGGGACCAGTCAGGGCCGCGAGTCGCCACCAATTGCATGCGGTGGTACTCGTAGATCGGCGCCCCCTGAAGGTGATGGGGGCCGGACAGTAGCGAGACGCTTAGGGTGTGGATCTCCTTCCACGGCTCGCGCAGGACAAGATCCTCGCCAGTCAGGCGGCGGATGTTGCGCAGGATCGCCGCGGGGTTGGAGCGGTTGCGCTTCACCTCCTCGATGATGCGGGCGGTGTAGTCGTCGTCTTCCTCCCCGACCCAGCGCAGGACCCCGCAAATGGACCCGAACAGATCCGCCCACTCGGCGGTGGACTGGGGCAGAATCAGTTGCGCCAGGGCATCGGCAATGGCCTCCTTGCCGTCACCCAGGCCGAGGCCAAGGGCGGATAGCAGGACGGTCAAGGGTGCCGTCAGGGCCGTGATATGGTCGCCGTTGCTGGCATCCTGTTGCCCCTCCCCGTCCAAGAGGATGGATGCGTTCAGGTGCTCCAGGTCGGGGTTTGTGTAAACCACGTCGAACCCGGCCGCCGCAATGGCGTCCGCCAGGGTGCCGATGGTGTAGGTATCGGTGGGCCATTGCCACGTCCCCCCGGGCGTGGTCAGGGTCAGCACGTCCCCATAGACCGACCAGGCCGCCCCCAGCGCGTGCCGCACACGCAGCGCAAGCGCCGGCTCGGGATCGGTATCGAAAACGCTATGCAGGTGCGAGGCTAGTGCCAGGCTTACGCGGTCCATGTCACGTCCAGCGTGCGCAGGTAGAGGATGGTGTTGGCCGCCACAGTATGCGTCGTCGTCGGAGACAGGATCAGGGCCTCGGCAACCCCGTCAATGCCGAGCGCCACGTTGATCACGTCAATGGGGCGCACAAACTCGCCGGGCAACCTGGCGCGCATCCAGCGCGCCAAAGCCCCGGCCAAGGCGCTTTCGACGGTCTCCTCAACCGCCATGGGCATGGCGGTCAGCTCAATTTCCAAGTCGAACGCCAGGTCCACCATGGGCAGCACGTCAACGCGCATGCCGGCCGGCCGGTACCCGCCCACCCAGGCGTCAAGATCCGGGTCACGGTAGCCGTCAATCAAGCGCTGGACGGCAGCGATCAGTTCCTCCGACGCACCATAGGCGCCGTTGTGGATGAACAGTTCCACGTACCCTGGCGTCTCGTTGATGGCTGCGCGCTGCACGCGCTCTGCCAGGACCCCGGTGATCGGGTGATAGAGCCCCGGCAGGGTGGCGGCGTACTCCATGGCCGCCGGGGTCCCGCGGGCCAGGGCGCGGATGAAGGCGGCAAAGCGCTCGGCGCGGTGCTCCTCGGTCTCGGCATCCTCGCCCGCCGCCAGGATGGCTGGGTTGGTCGCGGACAGGACGTTCCCGCCGATCTCGGTGGGCGCCAGTAAAAGGGCGTTCGGATCGGCGTTTCCCGCCGCCCCAACAACCTCCGCCGTGACGGTGACGCTGGTCTGGGTCGCGCCCACGGCGATGGTCGCCAGGGTGTCGGTGACGTAGTAGTTGCCGGCCAGGGATTGCAGGCGCGTCCCCGCCGGAATCGGGAGGGCCTGGTCAGTGTCGCCGATGCGCGTGAAAACCGCCGTGCCCGCCGCCGCCACGGCCGGGCGCAGGTCGAAGCCGAACCCCAGGTAGATCGCCGTCGGGATGGCTCTCAGCAGCCCGCCGTACATTTCCTGGTAGTAGTCGTCAAGCTCGACGGCGCCGGCCTCCAGTAGCGAGCGCACCACGGACCCGACGTTGAAATCCGTAATGCGGTCGGTGGAGGTGCGAACCCGCTCGACCATGCCGGCCACAACCTCGGCGAACGGCTTTGGGGTGAAAATGACGGTCATAGCGTGGCCCCGTGGTTCATGGGTTGAGCACCAAATTAAGGTCCACAGGGGTATTGTCGCCCACCATATCGACACTGGCCGCCACGTGAAGGATGTCCCCGGTCGCCCGCGCATCGACCGCCCGCACCGAGGCGATGCGTGTCTCCTCAACCAGGGCCTCATGGACCCAGGCCGCCGCCATCAGCGACGCGAAGGGCATGGTCGGGAGCCCGAGGGCCAGGGTGACGTGGCAGCCGTAGCGACTGTGATAGACCAGTTCCCCGCGCAGGGTGCGGACGCGATGCGACAGGGCTTGGACGATGTTATCGGTGCCGGCCACAAGGGCAATGTCGCCGTCGTCGGTGACCCCGAGGCGTCCGCGGGCCAGCGCCACGTCGGCGCCGAACATCGAAAGCGGTGTGGCCGCACGCGCCCCGTTGCTTTCCCAGGGGATCAGGATCGTGTCGCCCCAGATAGCCGTGTTCAACAGGCGATCCGCCGGGCGGTGCGACTCAACGATGAAGGGCAGGCGCAAGCCGTTGAGCCGCGCCAGTTCAACCCAGCGCGTCGGGTCGCCGTACTCGCGTAGGGCAATCCCGCGCAGGCTATCCCCTTGCTCGACCCGGATTTGCTTGACCCGACTCATGCGATGGTCACCCAGCGCGCCAGCGTGGCCGCGAGCGTATCAAGCTCCCAGTCGGCGCCGACAAGTAGCGGATCGCGCCCCAACTCAACCAGCGTGGCATCGGCCCCCGGCAGGATGCGGATGGGGGCGTGCTCCAGAGCGCTGGGCCAGGCTACCCCGAGGTAGGCCCCGGCGGCGTGCTCGCGGGCGGTAAGGGCCGTGTCCGCCAGGACGCGCCGACAGAGCGTTGCCCAGCCCATCGCCGTCACCTGCTCGCGGCGCGTGGAGCGCACGGCCAACTCGTCGCACAAGACGGCCCCGGCCCGGGCCAGGCGCTCGGTGTTGGCGATGCCGGCTATTTCCTGCCCAGTCGCCGATCCCGCAATGGCCACGGCGAGCAGGGAGGATACCCGTTCCGCCGCGGCAGACAGCATTGCCAGGAGCCCGGCGTAGGGGCCGGCTCGCGGGGATTCGCTCTCGTACAGTAGTGCATCGGCAGTGACCAGCAAGCGGGCCATGGCCGCGTCAGGGGCCTTGCTGGGCTCTGTCAGGGCTAGGAGGGCGGGCGTGGTCATGGCGCCGGAAGAAGCCCTTGCAGCGCGCCCAGGCCGCCGCCAATCAGGTTGGACAACCCGAAGTGCCGCTTGATGCCGGTCATCCGCAGGCTGTATTGGTACAGCAGCGGGCGTTGCCGGTTTTTCTTCGACATGAAGGAAATCGGGTAGACCTCGTAGACGAACATATTGAGGGTATCGACCCAGAACAGATGCACGTTCTCGATGGGGAACCCGGCCGCGGCGTTGTTGGCGCGCTGCTGGTGGTACTGGAGGATTACCAGATCGCGCAGGGCGTAGAACTTCAGCTCCCCAGGCAGAAGCTCGCCGTTCCAGCCCGTGTGCCCCGTGGCCACGATGTCCGTCAGCCCCTCGCCGAAGTCGTCAACCCATCCGCCATCGAAGGTCTGGATCACGGTCCCGCGAGAGGGGTGCGTGTATTGCAGGTCCTCCGGGCGTGGGTAGAACAGATAGGGGATCGGGATCGGCATGTTCGTGTTGAACAGGAGCAGGCCGACCGGGCGATTTTTTTGTGAGATAACAGGCATGCCGCAAGTGTAGGGTCACGACTTGGCCGGCCGGCCGGTCAGGCCGGTGGGTGGGCGCCTCGTGCGGACTCAAGGGCGTCTAGGCGCGCATCGAGTGTGGCAACGGCATCCACCAGCATGGCGAGCATGGCGCCAATGTCCCAACCAAGCGTCGGAAGTGCCTCTTTATCATACGGGTGGGGTATCACTCTGGATGCCTCCGGCATAGCGTCGCGGATGGCTTGAGCGCTAAACCCTGTGCGTTCAAAAGCATCCGGAACGTCATCAATCCAATTGAAATGAATGACCCCATGCGTAGACGCCAGGCTGCGTATCCTATCCATCCCGGTACCAATCTGCATCGGCCTGACGGCCCTCTTGAGCGTCAAATCAGACCCAGCAACTAAACTTCCGTTTACATATACGGTGTAGGACGTGCCTGACTGGCCAATATTCAAATTACCTGCGACATTCAGGCTGCCAACAATGTCCACGCGACCATCCCACGGGACCACTCTACCAGTGTAGGAGGCGTGTTTGATACCGTTGTAATCGTTCGTCAGTAGATTGCTAACTGAGAACTGCTGCGATGATGATCCAGCAAGCGCCGCCGCACCAATATCGGCGCGTGTCAGCGTATCGGTGTCAACGTCGGTGACGATGCCATTGACTATGGTTATGCCAGTTATGACAAATGGCGCGGTCCCGGAATGCGTTGTGGTGTAGTCGCTATGAGTGTGCGAAGTTGGTGCCGCTCCCACATTCGCCGCGGTGGGCATGGCGTGAACGTGGTCTCCACGAGAAACCTTGGCCGACGTGCCGGCCGCGCTGGTCCCGAGCGCTGCGGCGGACGTGGCGAACCCGGTAATCCCGAACGGGATCGCATGTTCATGGTCCCCGCGCGAAACCGTAGTGGCGGTGCCGGCGGATTGAGTGGCTGCCAGGGCCGCCGCCGAGGCACCAAAGCCGGTGATGCCAAACGGGATGGCATGAACATGATCCCCGCGCGAAACCGTAGTGGCGGTGCCGGCGGATTGAGTGGCTGCCAGGGCCGCGGCGGACGCGCCGAACCCCGTTATCCCGTGTGCGGTCCCGGGCGTGGCAATCGACGTGTCCACATGGGTCTTGGCCCCATGTAGGGTAATCTCCGGCGTGGAATCATCTCCGGTCAGGCCGATGATGGCCGCGATCTGGCTGGAGGTGTCTGTCAGGTCGATGTCAGGGTCGGCGAACTGATCATCCTTACCCAGGATCGCCTTGATCCTGGCCGTGACCTGCTCCAGGGTCATGGCTGGGGCGTCCGACCACAGGGCCTTGCCGGTAATGCCACTGACGAAGGACTTGGAATTGGCGATGAACTCTTTGAGGCTGGCCATGGGCGTCCCGTGTTGTCAGTTGTCAATCCCGTCGGTAGCGGTTGCCAATGTCGGCGGAATCAGATGTCAATGTCCCCGACGATATGGGTAATACCTTCGAGCGTAATGTTCGGGGCGTGAATGGCCGCGGTTTGCTGGGCAGCAATATCGACGAAGGGCGCGATCATGCCGAAGCCGCTTGACCCCATGTTCCAGGACGAGCCGCTAAACCGGGCCGTCAGGGAAAGCGCTTCCATGTCGATGAGGGTTGCCGCCTTCAGGGCGATGGCCGCCGCCGCCTCCAGGGCGATGGCCGCCCCCGCACTGATGCTTGTCGCGGCCCCTGACGCCAGGGTTGTGGTGGTCCCCGACTGCACGGCAACCGAGGTGCCGGCTCCAACCCCGACCGAGGTGCCGGCCTGAACCCCGACCGAGGTGCCGGCATCGAGCGTGGTCTCCGCGCCCGAGGTGGATGCGAAGTTGTTGGACGCATCCGACGTAATGTCGCCGTTGGGCTCAAGGGTGAGTTGGCTAACTCCCACGGCGCCCTCTAGCTCGAACTGCGCAGGGTGATCGTGGCGGGTGTGCCGGTGTTGTGCCGCAGCTTCCAGCGCTTGTCATAGTCCCTGCCGTCCATGGTGTCAGGGACCTTGCCCTGCCCGACGCGGATGAAGGCGCCCCCGGGGTGAACCATGTCCATGTCGGCGGCGTCGCTGATGGTCCGGTAGAAGTCGGACGGGTGGCGCTCGATCAGGCGGTTCTTGTCGTCCTTGGTGAAGTTCATTTCACTGATCTGGGGGAACATGAACCCTATCGCGACGTGCATCCCCATGAAGCTCGCCACCACGGCAACGAGGTGACGCCTGTCCGGATCATCGTGCATGTTCTCGGCGTGCCCCTCCTTCTCGGGCATAACAACGCCGGTGCTGTAGCCGAAGTCGGTGCCGGCGTAGTGCGACATAAGCTGCACGTCTCGCCCATAGTCGCCGGTGTCCAGGAAGATCACTTCCATCTTGTGACCTTCCGGGTGGACGTAGGTCACTCGCGCCAGGCGCAAGGTACTTGCCGAATACAGATCGTGTTTCATATTCCAGTCCCCTGTTTACGCTCTTTGTCCCATGGGGCGGTGATCTGCTTGCGCCGAACCCATTGGTTGCCGCGGATGTATTCTACCGTGGTCATGTAATGGTGGTATGGCTTGAAGTCGTGCGTGACCGCGACGACGTACCCATCCCACACGATTTCGCCCCTGTTTACGGTAATGTAATCGCCAACCTGAATCTTTGGGTTGCCCTTTATCGTCAGTTGCCCGCGCTCAAACAGGTCTATTTCAGCGTGTGCAATGACAGCCCATGCAAGCCTGTATTCGATCCACCTTTTCAGGTCGGCGAGAACATCAAGGTGTTCTGGTTGCTTCTGATTCTTGGTCTGGTCTGAACTGCCACCTAAAACCGTCTCAAGAATTTCCACGCGGCGGTCACCATAGCCGCTTCTGGTGTCTTTATTGACCATGCCACGGCCGGCCGAAATAAACTCGGCCATCCCATTGTCCGCGAGCGGTGACTTGACCCAGACGTGCTGAACAAGCTCGGCATCGTCGCGGTGCGCCACCAGAGACACGACGTTGCGGATCGGAATTTGATGGAACGGCCCCGGCTGCGCGTCAGGGAGTGGATTGTCGTTTATGTCTCGCCATGGCGCAGGGCGGAACACAAACTCGGGGCCGTCCTTCCCCTCTCGCACAAAGACCTCGTTCCAGGGGCGATCCGCGTAATACGTCAATTCCTGCCAGATGGAGCCTTGTTGCGACATTGACTGATACGGCAGCGCGTACCCCTTCTTGACCTCAAGCACGGGGATATACTCCCACTGTGCGCGCTGCATAATCCCTCGCGTTGTTTTGTCCGCGATCTCCCATATGAATTCGCTGATCTTGAACATGCCAGAGATGAGCTGATGTTCTTCCAGCCATGCGTAGGGGAACGGCTTATTGACGCCACTGTTCTGGTAGGAAATGAACGGGTGAAGCTGCTGGATGATGAACGGCGCCCCGCAATCCTGGCCGATGATCACAACCTCGCGTTGAACGCGCCCATCGCCGCCCACCTGCTCTTGTCTCCCGACGCTGCGCACGAACCCGCGCAGAACGTGGACCCACGGCATGATGGTCGCCGCGTACTCCTCCCAGCGCAAAATCATAATCTCAAGCCGGTCCATCGGCATGACGATGCCATACAGAGAATCCCGCCCGGCGGTTGGCATGTCCGGGAAGCTGATGTGGACCTCGCCGGCCGGGCCATAAAGGTGCTTCTGCAAGCGCACCGAACCAACATCCCCGAGGCGCTTCGAGTAGTCCACGCCAGCGATCAGGATCTTGATCTCCGGGCGGTATGACAGGATAGGCGATGCCATAGCGTCAGCCGTAGGAGGGCATGGTCACGGAATCGTTCCAGGAGAAACGATCCAGCCCGGGGCCGTTCCCGCCGGACCCAGCAATGCGCGGCTCGGAGACGGTCATGGCGTTGCGCCGCTGCACCACGTTGCCGCGGGCGTCGCGGAAGGTCAGATCCATGGATACCTGCCCCTGCCAGCGGGCGTTGATAGAGTCCGGCGTGGTGCCGGTGTTGATGGCGCGGTCCAGGTCTGGGGGCATCTTGGGGGGCGCCATCATTGTCGTCGGTGGCCCTGGCGGAATCCCGCTATCCTGTATTGGGCTCTGTATGGGGCTCATCGTCGGCGGTGGGGCTCGCCAAAAATGAGAGGTTGGGGTCCTGCTTCCGCGACCGCGAGCCGCCCTTGCTCCACCCATTGGGTTCTGGTTATCGACGACACGCATTCTGTTCGGGTCGTCAGGATCGACGCTCTGAACGAGGTAGACGTGATCCGCGCCTGGAGCCCCCTGCCCATGATCCTCCGTCACACCAACATCCCCGGGTTGCTGGTCCCCAACACCGATGCGCTGCCAGCCCATGCGACCGAGCCTGTTGCTCAGGTTCTGCGCGCCTGGAATAGTCTCTATCGGCACGCCAGACTGCTGAATGATGGAACTGGCAAACGTCGCGCATCCGTTTGTCGGCGGGGTCACGCGAGCGGCCGCCGACAATGCCGCAGGGTCGCGCACCAGTTGAGAGAGCGGCGCAGGAGGCCGCGGCCGCTCCCTATCAAGACCAATGATCGCGCCAGGACGCGAGAAATTTGAGTTTCCATCGGTCCCACTGACGCCACTCCATACTGGGGCCAGGTTGCGCAGTAGGTCGTCACTCGTGCCCTCGCCCCTCAACCATTCGCGCATGCCATGGCGGCGTGCCAGTTGCTCTGCAAGGTACCCTTGAAGCCCGGTTGAGAATGGGGCATCCAGATACCCGGGGCCGGCCCGCTTGGCCTCTTCCTCCAGCGTGTCGGGCTTGAACTGGTAGCGCCCCACGGCCTTGTTCCGGTTGGCTCGTTGCCAGGCAATCACGTCACGGACCTTCATGGACGTGAAGTCCACACTGCTCTGATTCGGGTCGCCATGCACGGCGTTGGGGTTGCGGCCCGGGCCGGTCTCTGCGACCGCAATCGTGTCAAGTACCTGCCTGACCCCTTGCCGTTCGCCGATGCGTCGCCGCGCCCCATCAATGATCCCCTCGCCCTCGTGCTCGGTCTCATCCCCGCGCCGCTCCCGCCTTCCTTCCATGATTAGCTCTGCGTCCGCGGGCGATGTTCCTGCTGGTATCTCACGGTCAATCCCGTCGCCGAACCAATATCCCAGAAAATCGGCAATCTTTTCCAGCGCGGGGCCTACCGGCTCCTTCAAGACCAAGACCAACCTGTTGATGTGGTCTCCCAATTGGCTCAGGGCGTTTGTCATTTCTTCTTGGATGGCGCGGTTCTTTTTTGCCTCATCTTCCGGCGTCCCCGTCTCGGCAATGATCTTTGGCAGGATCTCACTCAAGGCCCTTAGCTGGGCCTCGCCGGATAGGGCCATGGCCTCATTGAGCTTGGTTTTCAGTTCGCCGGTTACCCGGTGATCGTCCTGGTACTCCTTGCCCATTGCGATCAGGTTGTCTTTGCGTTCGGCAAGCGGCTTGTCCTTGTCAATCCAGAGCTTTGACAGGCGCATGTGGCCGCTCATGTCAATGTCTTCCAGATCCTTGCCCGTCGCGATCTTCGCCCAGTCTACATAGTCACTGTGCGATCCAGGTTGCCCGGCGGGCTTAAACCGCTTCATGAAATCGTAAGTCGCGCCGGCCGTGTTCACGTCCATGCCCATGTATTTCTTGCCAGCCCAACTAAAGCGCTCCCGCTCATTCCTTCCTTCGCCGCTTTCCGACAGGCGCAACAATTGCTTGAACTTCAGCTCCCCGATGGTTTCTCTCGACAGGTTTTCATTCGGGAAGATGTCATTGGCCGATTGGGTTGCGTGCCCGGCACTCATCATCATAACCCTTACCGGGTCCATGCCGACTTGATTGCCGAACGCTTGCCAGGCAAAGTTTTGGTCAATCGCGCTCTCCCCCGACCCAAGCCGGTTGAGCGCTTCCATGATCCGGTCGCCGCCGCCGTCGAAGAGCGCCCGGTTCTCGTAGAACTGCCCGACATAGCTGCTGTACGCGCCAACCTCGTTTTCAGTGGCCACCCTGCCGAAGGTCGCCGCGATCTCCCGGATATGGCCAACCACGTCACCCATAACCTTGTCGGTGTTGGCGAACGTGCCACTGGAGGCAATTGTCTGTGCCAGCAGCGCCGCAAACTCGCGCTGCCCTTGCTTGCTTGTGGCATACCCGGACAGTTCCGCCTGTGCGAAAAACCTCGATGTTTGCCCGGGCGACACACCGTAACCGTGCCCGAGCTTTCCCGCTTCCTGCATGCGCTCGAACACCTCCGGATCAATCGACCCGGACGTGTGAATGAACTCCTTGGCTAACTTCGCCGCTTCCGACCCGGCCATTTCAAGCTCGTGACCCAGGTCGCGAGCCGCATCCTTGGTTTCCAGGAATGTCCTGTCACCAGAGAGCGCCTTGTGCGAGTAGTCGATGTCCTCCCCGAGCCGGAAACTTTCACGCGATGCGGAAACGATTAGACTCGCGATCCCGCCACCAATGGCGAGCCCCGCGATGGTCTTCGCGATCACTTCCGTTTCGTGCTTCCCAAACTGCTCGGCGCGGTGCACGATAGATCCGGAATAGGCGACTCCGGAATGCGCCCCCGCGTGCTCGGCGCGTTCTTCCGGTGCCGCGAGCGCCACATCCCCGCGCCGCTCGCTACCGGATAGGAACTGCGCCCTCGCCTTCCTCGTTTCGCTGGCATTGCCCAGGCGGAACTTATCCCAATCCCAGTCTTGTGGGTTTTCCCAGTCTTGGCCGGACGCCTTCACCCTGCGCTTGAGGTCCTTCCCCCAGATCGAGTTTGCCGCCCGGTCCATGCTGCGCTGGATGTTCAGCGCGTACTTGGCCGCTTCGCCAAACTGCCCAGACAGATCCAGGTCACGCAGGCGCTTCCCGCTCTGATGCGTGCGCTCTATGGCTTCGCGAACGGAGTTTAGGACGCGGGTGCTATCAGACTGCGAGCGTACCGCCCGCCCGCCCATGATGCGCTGGAAGAGTCCAACCTGATCGCCGCCGAGCTTGCCGAGCGGGCTTTGCGGGCCAAAATGCCGCTGCATTTCCCTGGCCGCGTGCAAGGCGCTCTGTGCGACGTGCGAAAAATCGCCAGAGGCTTTGAAGAGCAGGCCGAGGGTCTGGTTGGGCATGGGCGGGTCCTGGTTGGGCTACCAGGGGGAGTATGGCGTCACGACTACGGTGGGGCTTCCCACGTCTCGGCCGGCTCCCAATCGTCCGGCGGGTCGCCGTCGCGGGCTTCCAGGTCTTTCAGGATGGTATCCAGGTCGAAGTCGTCATCTTCGATGAGGTCACCCTGGCCTGATTTGCGGGCCTGGTCGAAGTAGGCGGCCCAGGCGTCCGTAAGCATGTCGTCGTGCGTGGCGTCCAGGAACCTTGGATCGGTTTCCGGGAGTTTGTAGCGCTCCCGGTACCACCACTCAATCGACTGACTCAGGTCCCGAGCCCGGGACTTCAGGGTTTGCGACTGGCTTTGCTCGAAATCGCCCCTCGGCATCCTTGATCGCCCGGTACGCCTTGTGCAGGACTTCCATTTCCTCTTCGGAGTCCGGATCGACGCCGTAAGGGTCCCAGGATTCCGGACCCGACACGACAACCACTTTGAGGTAGCTCAGGAAGTTGCACACCGACGAAAATTCGCCGGATACATCCTCGGCACCCTCGGTCAGGCGGTTGTATTCCGCCGTCACGGCCACGGCCACGCGCACCGTGCGCCGCTTACAGATCAGGGTCCCGACCCCATCTACAACTACCGGGAACGTGTCTGGACGCATCAGATCCTCTTGCCGATCACGTCAAGAGCCGCGAACTGGGCGTTGGACGCGACGATAGCGTGCTTCTGCACTTCCACGTCGCCGCCGGTGTAGCTGCACTTGATGTATTTGCGCAGCAGGCCACTGTTCTTCGGGTCCTTGCCGTAGATGCAAATGTCGAAGACCAGGCCCTTGAGCACTTCGTCGCCGTTCTCCATGGCGATGCCGAGGTCCCGCAGGTTCGCGGTGAACAGGACCATGGTGGAGGCGGTGAGTTGATGCCGCGCCATGGACGGGACATACTCTTGAACGTGAATATCCCCGACCCCGGAAGCGGGCTCGTGGCCGTATTCGTCGTTCGGGCGAAGGTTCTGGAGCAGCCCGACAACCTTCCCATCGAACTGGATCTCGATGCGGTTGCCGGAGTTGACGATGCGGTGTTCGGTGGCCATGGTGGCTTCTCCTGCGATTAGCCGTTATTGGCAACGACGGCCGCCGAGGCGGTGCCGCTGTAGGCGCGTGCGTAGATGCCGATCAGGACGTAGTTGATCGGAATGACCGGGTTGCACTCGAACCAGACACGCAGGATGTCGCCTTGGATCTCGGCGGTGATGTTGCGATAGGCGGGGTTGGCCTCGTCGCCGACGATCACACCCAACCCAACAGGTTCCGGGCGAGACAGTTCACGCAGCGCCGATTCGGTAGCCGAAAGGGCCTCGTGCAGCGTGATCGGGGACGCCTTGCGACCGACAAAGGTCTCAAGGGCCTCGCGCACCGTGCGGGCAACGTAGTCCAGGGCGATGCCGGTACTGATCTCGACCCGGTTGTAGTGGTCATTGGAAAGCCACGTCGGGCACGCCTTTGAGACGATGTAGCCGCGCTTGGTCTTGCGCACGCCAAGGATGCCGGAGTTGATCAGGGTGTCGGAGTCGTAGATGTTCGACACGAGCGGATCGAGCCCGTGGATCTTCATGACCTTGTTGGTCATGGTGTTCCCGGGATTCATGGCGCCGAACCCGCCGGCCACCATCGCCGCCAGGAAGTAGGCGGGGTAGGGCACCAGCTCGTCGTCGTCGTTGAAGTCCAGGATGGGCGGGAAGCACAGGGCGGTGCGGTCGCTGTTCAGGGCCATGGCCGCGTCCTGCGCGTCCGTGATCGCCGCAGCAAGAGTGCCTTCCACCACGTCGCCGCCGACGAAGGCGCGACGCTCAGACTTGCCGGGGCCGGACATGAACATGCAATGCGCGTCCGCCATCCACCAGATCGACTCAGAGGCCGACAGGGGGACCACATACTGAATGTCCACCTCCTGAAGGGCGTCAAAGGCGTCCTGCCAGTCTTCATTGGTGGGGGCGGGGCCATTGGCGCCGCCGGCCAGGTAGGTCCCGGCCAGGACCGCAGGCTTGTTCAGGGCGCCGTCCTGGCGGGTCGCGCCGATCACGTCCCGGGCGGCGGTGTTGCACCAGTCCACCACGGCCTGAAGGTCGGCCTTGATCGCCAAGTCCACGCTCTTGCAGGAGGTGGCCGCCATGCCGTCAAGGGTGCCGCGTACCGACTCGCCGGGCATCGCCACCACGCAGGAGAAACCAACCTGGGCGTTGATCGCATCGCACAGCTCGCGCACGCTGCGATAGTCAATGAAGTCCAGGGTGCTGGGGGTCAGGCTGGCCGCCGGGGCGTGCAGAACAATGGAGGTCGCTGTTACCGTCACGGTGGCGGTGGCTTCCACGCCGGAGTAGCGCACCGTGAAGGGCGTCCGGGTCAGGTTGTCTTTGGAGTAGTAGTTCTGATCGTGCTGAACCGTCAGGCGCAGCCCGGTCAGCGATCCGGCCGCCACGGTCATCTTGATGCCGTTGGTGTGGGCGCCGTAGTCGGCCGACTTGACCAGGACCACATCGGCCCCGCCCGCGTCCTTCAGCATGAGTTGGGCCTGAACGGCATCCTCGACCCGCACCACGCCGACGCGGGACGGGGACCCGGATTCGGCAGACGGGTTGAACGCCTTTTCGACAGCCCGAAGCAGGTCGCCATTGCCGAGCGCTCGGCGGGCGATCACGGGGGAGTCAAAGAACATCGGGGTCTTCGGGATTCCGCCCTCAGAGGTGCCCAGCATCATGGGCACGTTGCCGGCGCGGCCGGGGAAGGCTGTGGCCAACCCCTGATCGTAAATTGCCGATTCGACGGTCGGGGTAACCAGCAGGCGCCCGTTGAAAAAAACGCTCATAGTGGATCTCCTGCGTTACGCCGGCAGCTTCAGGAACGCCTGAAAGTCGGCCTCGAATTGCTCGGGGGTGGCGCGACCGACGCCGATCTTTTGGCATCGCCGATAGAAGGCGCTCAGGGCTTCGACGCGCCGCCCCATGGACTGACTTTTGTTCTCGCACCAGTTATCCAGCGCCACATCAGCGGGCACCCCAGGGGAGGCGGTCGATTCCGCGGTGAACTCAGTTGTTGCTTGCTTCGGCATTGACGATGGCCTCGACGATGTTGATGGGCGAGAACTGCGACCGAACCAGTGCCGCATGCAGACATGACAAGCTGAAAATGCTCTGGTAAATCGGTGCGGAATAGGACTCGAAGTCTTGTGAATCGGATTCGCTCAGATCCGGCAGAAGGAAGCCGGCGGCATCCAAGATGGGCAGGTTGAGCAGAATCGCCCGCTGTGCGGCGTCGCGCAGGCGAAGGCGGTCTTCATGGTTGAGCGCCCACACGGCGATCTGCACCGTGGAGCGATCCATCCAACCCTCGAACGTGTCCCAATAGGACCCGTCAAAGGC